TTGTAAAATCGCTCAATTTTAGTAATTTTGTTTACTTTTAATAATGTATCATTATTATATTGACTAGATTTTTTATAAGTTAATAAATATTGAATATATTTAGAGCCGTTAAAACATCCAATAATCTTATTAAAGTTTGTTCCATATTTGGAATTTATTTCTTTAGCTTTTTTATACATTTTATTTATTTCCTTATTTTATGTTATTTTTTACTATTTGTTTTAACTCTGAGTTCATATCTAAACCTTGACCAAAATCACATCTTCCCCAAATGTATAAACCCTTATATTCGGTAATACAAGCACCTATTTTAGCAAGTTTTTCATATAACCATTTAGAAACAATAAAATATTGAAATATTTCGTAATATTCTTCTGTTTCTTCGTTGTAATGGTTATCCATCCAAACATCATCAACATCTTGTATTAATTCGTTACAAGATGTAAAAATTTCCCTATTAATTAATCTATCTACAAATACTTGCTGTTTATCTGTCAATCCGTTCCAATTTAATTTACTTGTTTTTATATCCATTTTATTTTATTCCTTTCTTATTAGATATACTATAAAAATTATTATTATTATTTTTAAATTTATCACCATCTAAAAACATACATAAAAGACATGTTACAAAAAGACCACCTAACAACCATTTAAAGCCTATTATCATTAATACAACTATTTCATTTAAAGCGTTTGTTATTCCTGTTACTATTGCATATTCCATTTTATTATATTCCTTATTTAACACAGCTTAATTGCTGTTGCTATATATTACTAATTGTTTTACAATATTGCAAACTATTAATGGAAAATATTTTTTTTATTTCATAATGTATTACTTTACAGCCTTGTAATCTTCTCTATTAATTTAAATTTAATATCTTATAGCTATTATTTTAATATATTGTATGTATTGGTATTACTTAGGGCTAATCTATCGATTAAGGGCTATTTTAGGCGTAATTTGTAGTAAATGGGGGTACTTCATACCTCTAATTAATTTATTTTACTTTTAACTTGACATTGTGCCTGGTTTGGTTGTATAAATACAGCTTTTTTTTTAATATGCAAGTATTTTTTTAATTATTTTAAGCCTATACAACAGATCGGATTAATATGCAAGTATTATTTTAATTATTTTATTTCATACGGCAATTTTACAAACTAAACAAGCTTTTTATTTTTTTTTATTTTTGGGGGATGTGGGGGGATGGACGGCTATCATCGGCGTCAGTCACCATTCCACACAAAATGTGAAAAACAACTTTGAAAGAGAATTTCCAAAGAACTTTGATAAATAACTTTTATTTTGTAAGTTATAATATGGCAAAATTAGCTAAGAAAAAGAAAAACCCACATAAAGAGGCAGCAATTCAATTATTCGCCTTTAATCATGGCATTACGGTCAAAGAAGTGGCAAGTAAATTAGGAGTTAGTTTTAAGGTTGTGAAAAATTGGAGAGAAGATCCTGAATTTCATCTTGCTGTGTATAATTCTTACATGAGTGAATTTGATTCAAAGTTACCTTCTATATTGGATGCTATGGTTCGAGAGGCGAGAGAGGGGAATGTTCAAGCAGGGCGATTGATATTAGAGCATAGTGGTAAGTTAGTCAAGAATGTTGTTAATGTTACTATAAGTCCTTATGAAATGTTTTTAAAGAATATAGATGATGGAGAGGTTGTTGATAGTGAGGTTGTTGATGCTGCGACTGATATTGAGTTTGAAGAAGTTGATTTGCCTCCAAGGAATGCTGAAGACCAAAGACTTAGAACTATAAAAGAAAGTAAGAAAGTAAAGCAAGTAGAAAACAAAGAGGAATATAATGCAAAGCAGAGAGAGTGGTACAGGTGGCGAAAAAGAGCAGAGAAAGCAGGGATACCACCGTTAAAAAACCGTAGACCAACACCTGCACAACGGAAAGAATGGCAAAATCTAATAGTTCAAGCAGAGGCTGAAGTTTCTTCAACTTAAGCTATCCCCATAAAGTTTATATATTCACAATCCATTATAATACAAATTTCATCATAAACTTCTTCAGGTATTAATATGTCTTCCATAAATATCATTTAATTCTAAGCGATGTGTCTTTTTTAAAGCTCCTAGCCATCTCCTTACCAAATTCTTTTAATAATTTTTGTATTGTTCCCTTTTTAGGTTTGATAAACTCTCTTTTAGGCACTTTTTTCCTAGGAATCATAGAATTTGGAGCAGTATTATAGCCTTTATTATGTAAAGCTCCGTAAAGGTTCATTCTTATCTTAGCTCCATTTTTTAATTCTATTGTTTTTATGCTTTTAAGTAATTTACCTGATGCTAATAAAGGTGGTGATTCTGGATACCCTCTACTTTTTCTTATTTTTTTTGTAGTTGCCCCTATGTCAGGCTTAACCCTTCCTTGAGAAATATTTTTTTTAGCTTGCTCCCCTGTTTCCGTAGTATAATCTTTTAAGAGCTCTTGTATCATCTTAGGAATGTTCTGAGATAATTTTTTTGCATCATAAGTGATTTTAGCTCTTATTTGTCTAGAGTCTATCATCTTCAACCTTACTTTCTTTAAAATCAGCTTCCATAGACTCATAATGTGAGTCTTCCATAGCTTTTTTATTCTTTTCAACGATTTTTTCAGCTTCTTTACGAGATAAATCATTATTATACTCTATTAAGAGGTCTACTTCGTCAATCATATGATGTTTTAGCCTGTGCTCATCTAAAGTCACCTGGTCTTGAACTGTTTTTGGGTATTCAGGCTCATTAAAGTCTAATTTTAGCTTTTCAGGTAGTTTTATATTGTTATAAGCAGCAATTTCTCTCTCAATGTAGTATAATTCATGTTCATATAACCTCCAAAGGTCAATATCATCTTGATAATCTTCAAATCTCTCTAAATCTTTGATTTTTAGTGCTATTCCACTTGGTGTTTCGCCTCCATCTTGTGCAAATTGGACATATAAGTGGTTATTTTGTGCTACTAAGTCTAATTGGAACTTAATATTCTCAATTACAGCATTAATATCGCCTGATGGAGAGGCAATATTGTAAGTTGCACCTTCAGGAAGGTCTAATATTTGGTCTGAGCCTGCTCTTTCTATCCTAACATCACTATCAACCCCTGTCATATAAGGTTGACCGAACATTTGGAATCTTAAACCGAGTTGCATCTCTGTCATTGCTATATTTACCTGCTCATTGCAGTCAACAATGTCATTTGCTCCGTCTACAAAAAATTCATCTATTTGCTCTTCTCTGTGGGTAAACAAAAACGGTAAAACTCCGTATCCATGTTCATATTCCTCAACGATAGAGCCATCTTCATCATAATGGATATAAACCTCTTTATCCCAATAAGCCCATTCCAATTTTTCAGAGTAAGATATATCGTCAGGTTGCATTAATATTGGATACATAATACAAGCAGGTGTAAAAGGGTCTTCTAAGTGGACATCGAAGTAATATACAGGTCTGTAATCAAAATAAGGCATCCCATTAAACTCCTTGTAGATGATTTGGGTCGCAACTGTACCCATAAGCCTTGTCATTCTCTCTACATGCTTCATTCTAGCATCTTTTTTAATAGTCAATAGGTCATATTGCTTATTTACATTCCTATTTGCTCCTACCGTATAAATTCTACTCATTTTATTTATAAATCTTCTTGTAAAATTAGCATTATAGCATGGAATTTCTTGGAATGCTGAAGAATTGAAGTAGTTTTGTATATATCTTTTAGTGTCATTGCCTCCATAATAATTAAGCATCTTTCTAACCCATCTTCTTCTGTTTTTTTGAGATTCCAGCTTATTTTCTTTTACGGATTGAGCTATTATCTCCTCTACTGTTTTATTTATCATCTTGTCCTCACTTTAAATTGTCTGTTTTTTATTGGGAATCTGTTTATAAAAAAATATCTTAGCATATCGCAACCATGATCGTGATAACCGTCTTTTAAGGGTTCAGGTTTTAAATCTTGCCCCTCTTTTGCTTCAGGATAGCGATAATTTTCTAAATCTTCCATCATACCTACACATTTTTCATTGATATGTAAAAATCTTTGATTATCTGCATTTTCTATGAATCCCCTAACATGAGAAACCCCTGAAGATATACTTCTTGATACTTTATCTCTTTTTGTATTGATAATTATACCATTTTTCCTGAATATCTCTATGTCGCCTAGTCCTGATTGTCCTTGTGCTTGCATACCTGCAGGGTCACCGTAATATTTAAAGACATTATAGGGTTTTGCTTTAATTTTTAAAGCTAGCTCATCTGTTTTTATATTTGTCTTATGTAATATTTCGTCTATCATGTTTATATGCTCAACCCCCCCAACTTTATGCACTTGAAACCATCCAACAGCAGGCATACGATAACCAAAGTCTATGGAGCAAAAAGTAGGAAAATTCGGATTATAAGGGAAGTGTCCTACATCCAAATCCCTTTCGAATGGGTAAACACGACCTGCAAAAGAAGTAAATTTAGCTCCATATTCTTGGTCGAATACTTCTTTACTCATATTCCTCTTTCTTTCGAGGATAAATGGGTCTTTTTTCCCTTCAGGGAAGGCAAAATGGTTATCCCATGAAGGGGCTTGATGAGATTCCCATAGATCATCTTCTTTGCCTAAGAGAAATAAATCATAAACAAAATTGAATCCTTCAGGAGTCGTGATGAATATTGCCTTTCCCTTTCTATCTGATAGTGTAGGAGAAAGATACATATCCCATATTCTCCTCTTAACCTTAGCAGCCTCATCTATAACAAGCAAATCCAATCCCTCGCCAACAAGGGAGTCTGGATTATCTGCAGATTTAGCTTCTACTGTAGTTCCCCACTTAAATTTTATAAATCTTTCTTTTTCAGAAGCTCTTTCTATGTCATTTGCACGACCTATTACCATATTTTTCCATACTTCACGAAACATTAAGTCTGCTTTATCATAGGATAGCCCTACAAGCCAAATTTTCTTATCAGGCTGAGAAGCATAATATGTTGCTTCCATAGCTGATGCTGTAGTCTTTCCAAATCTTCTACCACATACCATGACAAAAAACCTTGCAGTATCCTTAGCAGGATAATGTAATTTGGTTTGCCCGAAATGAGGCTTATACCCCATATACTCAAACCATTTTTTCTTATAATCTAATTGCGAGTTATTCAAAAATTTGCAAAATTTCTAACTTTAATTTAAGTTATATACTTAATATATGCAAAAATTTGCATATTTACAGCTTTTTATAACAAAAAGGAGGACAGTATGTCCGAAGATAAAACAACAGCAGTAGAAGAAACAGTAAGTGGAACTCCTGCTAAAGAAACTACTCAAGATAGCTCTAATGAGCAGTACATTGCTGAAAGCAAGAAGTATAGGAAAAGAGCTCAGGATGCTGAGGCTCGTTTGACTGAATTGGAAAATAAGCTAGCTAAGACAGAAGAAGATAAGCTTAAAAAGAAGGAAGAATATAAGACTTTATATGAAAAAGTTTCTTCTGAAAATGAAGGCTTAATAGCAAATTCTGAAAAGTGGGCTAAATACGAAGAAGCCAGAAGAACCAATTTACTTGAATTGCATCCTGAAAATGATAGAGAAAATTTATCTAATTTAGATTTAGAAACTCTTGAATATGTAACAAGTAAAATTAATAGTATAAAGTCTAATGCTCCTGAGAAGGCAGGTCAAGCAAGAAAGCCTGTGCCAAAGGCACAATTTAAGGACTTTCAGAAAATGACCAAAGCTGAAAGAAGGGAAAATTGGGCTGCATACATGAAAGAATATCAAAAAAAATAGCTCTCAAAATGAAGGCACATTAGTGCAGTTGAAAGAGAGCCAAGTTAAGGAGAAGTATAATGGCATTTACTGACCCATTCGATACGAATGTCCATTCAGGTGGTACAGGTGCAGTTACACCTAATATCGCCGACCAATTTGTCCCAGAGGTGTGGGGGCAAGCTATTCTCGATGTTTTTCAACAAAAAATAATGATGAAAAATGTTGGAACAGATTTATCACCTAATGTTGCTAATCATGGAGATGTTATTCATTTACCACATATCGGTGTTCCTGAATTATCAGCTTTCACACATGGTGCTGAAATTGCTGCTGATATAACATCAGGTGGCTCAATGACATCACAGCAAACTGATCTAACTATATCTGAGTATAATGTAGCTTCAGTTTATGTACCAGATATCGTTAATGTTCAAGCTAATTATGATTTGTTAAGCATCTATACTAAACAGTTAGCTTATGCTTCTGCTAGAGGCTTTGATAATTATATGCACTATTTAGTTGCAAATAATTTACAAGGATTATTAGCTAGTGCAACAGGTGCTGTTGGAGCAGATGCTGATACATCAATCCATGTTCAAACAACAGGTTCTGCATTAAGTGCAGCGAATTTATCATCTTTAATGTCTATCATACTTGGGGAAACAGGTTCAACAGATGGTTGGAATCTTGTTTTATCTCCTGCTATGTATGCTAGTTTAGCAGCTCTTGCTGATTTTGTTAAAGGTACTGCATCTCCATTAGGTGCTGCCTTTGAATCAACAGGTAATGCAGGAAATCTACTTGGTATGCCAGTATGGGTTGCACAATCGCCTTATATGGCTACAGACGGTGGAGATGTTTCTGCAGATGCTACTAAAGGTATAAAAGCTGTAGCTGACCTTGAAACTTCAGGTACTGATGATAATGATATAGTATATGGTTATGCTATACATGAGTCTGCATTATACTATGCTTTCTCTAAAGAAGCTAAAATAACTGCTTCTTATCGTCATGCTTATTTGTCTACATTAGTGACAGTTGAGTCTGTTTACGGTGGTGTAGCAATTAATACTGATAATGCAGGTGACAGAAGAATCATAGGTTTAGTGGATTATGAGTAATCATAATTAACTTAATGTTAATTCTTAGAATAAAAGGGGTGGGCAACTACCCCTTTTATATTTAAAGGAGATATATGGAATTATTAAAAGAAATTAAAAGACACGAAGGATTTGAACCTAGAGTATATAAGTGCACAGAGGGTGTAGATACAATAGGATACGGATTTGCTATAAAAGATTTATACTTAGATAAAGATATAGCAGAACTAATATTAATGAGAAAGATACAAAAACTATTGGAAAGGATTATTGTAGCATTTCCTTGGTTTGAAAATAGCCCTGAAGAAGTTAAATTTGTTGTTACTAACATGTGTTACCAGTTAGGATTGTCAGGTTTTTCTAAATTTAAAAAAACTATATATTATTTAGAAACAGAGCAATATGTAGAGGCTTCTGCTGAAATGTTAGATAGTCTTTGGTATAAACAAACACCAAATAGAGCTAAAGAACTTAGTGATATTATAGCTTCTTTGGCTAATTAGGAATTTTAAACTTTTTATACTAAATTATCTCAATAAAATTTAAGGAAATTTATGCCTAAAAATGAATATGGTGTTATTAAGAGAGTTGTAGTGACACCTGACAAGCATTTTCCCCTACACGATAAAAAAGCAATCAATGTTGTATGTAAAGCTATAAAGATTATAAAGCCTGATGCTTATATCGATTTAGGTGATACAGGTGAGTGGGCACTTTTTAGTAGACATCATTGGAAAAATAAAGAGAAGCCACCCTTAGAAGTTTTAATTCCTATGTTAAATAAAGAAGTTAAGGCTGTTAATAAAGGCATGGATATTATAGACAAGGCATTAGATCATGTTGATTGTAATGAAAGATATTTTATACAGGGCAATCATGAGGTATGGTTAGATGAATTTGTTAGCAGACACCCTTATTTAAGCGAGTATATGACTGAGAATGCTTTAAATCTTAAAGAAAGAGGTTATGAATACTGGGAATATATATCTGATGACAAATTAAAGATAGGAAAATTAAATTTTACTCATGGAGATTATGTTCCTATCCATCATGCTAAAAAACATTTAGCTGCATACAAAGAAAATATAATGTATGGTCATACTCACGATTTACAAAGATTTACGGAAACAGGATTAGGTGGAACTCAAAGTGCTTGGAGTATGGGATGTTTAAAGAATATGAAATCATCTAAAAACAAGTGGCTTAGGGGAAATCTTCATAATTGGAATCATGCTTTTGCAATAGTTGATTTCTTTAAGAATGGAGATTTTAAAGTAGAAGTTGTAGAAATAATAAACGGAAGAACTACGGTTTGGGGAAATTATATAGAGGGCTAAATGAATATTGGAGATTATCTACTTAAAACAAACAAAATTACTCAAAAACAGAGAGAAAAAGCTGAACTTGAGCATGAGGTTAGTGGGAATAAGTTCGGTAAATGCTGCTTAGATTTAGGTTTTATTACAAGAACAGAACTTAATCAAGCAATAAAAGCAGTTCAAAAGAGTCAAAAAGGAGGGGGAAGACCAATGCCAACAGAATTAGGTGAAAATAGTAAATTTACAATGGACTTAAAATTTGTAGCTACACTTGGTGCTATTGTTATATCAGCTTGTGCTACTTACTTTACAATGGATGCTTCAATATCCGAACTTAAGTCCAATAATAGTCCAAATAGATTAGAATATGAATATGTAGTAAAAGAAATAGATAATATAAAATCTATGGGCGATTTAAAGATAATCTCATACAAGTTAGATGAATATGATGAGATGTTTAAAGAAATAAAGGATTTAGTTAAACAGTTACAGCCACTTGCTTCAGATCTAGAATATATAAAATCAGAACTTGATAAGTTAAAGAATAAAAAAATAGATATCCCTGATGTGGATTTAAGTGGATTAGAAGATGCAATAAGCAATATAAGTAAAAATGTTGATTCTATGAAAGGTAGCCTGGAGTCCTTTGAAGAAAGATTAATCAAGGTAGAAAAAAGAGGGGGAGGAAGGTTTTAGTGTTTGGAAGACTTAAAAATTATATTTTATATGTGGGCACGACTTGCAGTCTTTGCCTTTGTGGTTTTCTCGATAATTCGACTGCTTATCTATCTCTTACTAACAATACACCATATATAAATGGAAATGCAGATTTAGATAATGATTATAAGTATACATTAGGAATAAGAAAGATTGCATTATTTGATTATCAAGTTAGAACAAAGTTTTATAAGGGGAATGAGAATACATTATCAGACAATGCACTACTTGGAGCAGTTAATGGTTGGGAGTATTTAGTTAATTATAGTACAGTAAGAAATAGGATGCACGAATTTGTAGACCAAGAGTATTGGTTTAAGTGGAGCAATAGATGGTTTGCAACTAAGTTTAAATATATAAATAAAGAAAGTAGGGATTTAGAATTTACAAGTTTTGATTCAAGATTTAGACTTAATGTCAATAATTTTAATTTTACTATAGGTGGGGAAGTTAAAGGTCATCCTGTCTATGGTCATCCTGCTATATGGGATTATGATGGAGTTTGGTTTGAGTTGGCTTGGGATTATGGATATGAAGATTTTGAAGTTCCATTAAATGATTTAAATGAAAATGGAATTATTGATGATTATTATATTTGGATTGAAACAGACCCTGACACAGAAGAAGGTTATTGGATTCATTTCTATGAGGGTATTAATTATTATTGGGAAGACCCAGACGGTAATTATGTAGCAGGTAGTGACGAAGAATTTTATCAGTATCATTATCCACATCTCGTTAATATGTATAATGAAGATAATAAAGCTAAGGAATGGCAGGCAGAACTTTCTGTAGTAGTAGGTTTGGACATTCTTTTTGGGAATAACGATTATTATTCTCATATATGGGTAAATGCTTTCCCTTACTCTGTTGGTTTGACAGATAAGGCTTATCAAGGGGAAGACATGCAATATGACATTGGCATGCTGGTTGGCACTAATCTAAGTGAGCATATTGGGGTATTTATTGAGGGTATATATTTAAATTACTACGGAAAGAAAGAACATAATATAACAGCAGGAATTAATTGGAGATTTTAAATGCTTCAAGGTATATTAGTTAAAAAGGTCTTAGACCT